AGTAAAAACGGACGGTCGGCACGTGCCATTGAGCGGTCACCTCCAGAATTGCCACCATGCTTTATTGGACTGGCTTTGGTTTTGGGCGAGGATTGCCGGGCACACCTGATCCCGATACTTGACGAGTGCTACTAGCTGTTGGTGCATTCGCATGCACTGGCCCCAGGGCCCCGTGTTCTTGAGGCTGTTGAGGTACAGGCTGCCGAACGTCCCGTCCGTTGGTAATTCCGGGTCCGGGCACGGCTGCAGGTTCTCCGCCGGGATCGGCGGCGGTTCGCATACCGGAGAGCGCACTTCGAAGGTACTGCAAGCTGTCAGCAGACATGACGCAAACAGGATTGGAAAGGCCCGAATCTTTGGCGACATTGGCTTGCCCTCTGATATAGATTTTCTGCGTGACCGTTTTGGCCTTGGATTCCCCCGCGTCATAGGCGGCCTGCATGTTCGTGATGTCCTGCTCCGCCGCTTTCACCGCGAGCGCATCCTTCGCCGCGAGCTCGGCATCAGCCTTCGCCTGCGCCGCTTGCAGCGACGCCACCGCAGCGTTCGCCGCCTGATTGCGCTCGTAAAGCGTGTACGCGCCGAAGGCGGAAGCGAGCCCGAGCGCGCCGACGAGCCAGATAACCAGCGTGCTCAATTGATCACCTTCGTCTCATCGAACGTGATCACGCGCTCGCGCACTTCGCGAATCTTCGGCGCCGCGGTCCGATATTCCTCGTTCAGTTGCTTGAGCAGCGTATCGACGGCGCCGGTCGCCGGTCCGTCCTGCTCGCCCAGGTTGCCGACGAGTTTCGACGCGGCCAGGAACTTCACCTGATTCTGCATGCTGTTCGTGGAAATCGGCATCATCGCCAGATCGCGCAGCGCGTCGAGTCCATCCTGTTTGTAGAGCGTCATGCGCTCGCGCAGCGCGGTCATGAATGCAGCGTCAGGCTTCGCGCCCGTCGACTGTCTGCGCGGCGGGACCGTTACCGCAAGGTCGACCGCATTCAGATTCTTCGGCAGCGCGCCGAATACTAGCGGCGCTTGCGCTTCGGCGGCTTTCCCGTTGCCAGCGCCTGACCCGTCGACGCTTGGCAAATCCGCGCCGCCTTCCCCTTGCTCGCCCCCTTCGCTTTCACCTGCTGGTAGCACCGGTCGACTTTCGTTCCCTTGGGCATAAGTTTTCTCCAATTGTCGGTGCACCCGATTCCGATCCTGATCCTGCTGGCGTTGGATCAGAAGCTCGGTTTGTTGCTCGATTCTCTTGCGGCTCATCAGGCCGAGATCGCGCTCAAGTTGGCACCCGAGGGACATCAGCCGCACGCATTCGCGGCAACGGAACGCCCCGTTGTTCACCTGAAACGCGTTTTCCGGAGTGAGCTCGTGCCCGTGCTTGCAGTGCGTGTTCATATCGAGAAGTTCGTCGCAAAGCCGTGTTTCTGGATCGCTGGGAGGCGTTCGCTGATGCGGCCGGCGCCGATGTCGGGACGGTAGAACGGATCGGCCGGCATGTGAATCTTCTTGACCGCCGCGTACGCGCTGCGCCGCGCGCCTGTGATGGTGTCGCCGGTGCCGGTGATCACGCACACGTAATCGCCGCACGTCACGTAATGCGGCATGCGCACGACGCGCTCGGCCATCTGCACCGGCACGTCCTCGCCGATCATGATCTCGCACAGGTGCACGTGGGCGCGGTCGGTCGCGCCGTAGACCGGGATACCGGTCAATTCTTTTTTCGTCGCGTGCGAATAGGGAAAGTCGGGAATCGCCATCACGATCGACACACAGGCGACGTTTTCCTTCACCTGCAGCGTGTCGCGGCCGTTGAGCAAGTCCACCATCCACTGCACGGGATCGCCATCGTGCGTCGCCGTCTGGTTGTAGAACGTCGGCCAGCCGGGACGCATCGTGAACTCGAACGGCCAGAAGTCGCCGCGCTCGTCGATCATCCCGCTCACGTCGCAGAAGCCGACGTAATCGAGCTTGCGCAATAGCTTCGTCATCGGCTTCAGCGCAATGTCGGCCAATTTTGATTTGCGCACGTACATCGACAGCGTTCCCATCTCGCCGGTGTTCGGCCCGAGATCGTTTGCCATGAGCTTCTTGTATTCGAAATTCTCGTAAAAGAATTTCGACCATCCCGCCGGACCGAACCAGCCGCCGACCGCCATTTCGCAGCCGATTTTCTTCTCCTGCAGGATGAAGCCGTGCGCGCGCGCGTCGGCTCGATACTTGTCGTTGTGCTGCCAGCGATCGACGAGCATGTGCACGAGGCTGGCCGCATCCGGCGCCACGTACGACAGCGCCTTGTCCGCGTCGCCGCTCGGCTTGCTGACGAGGAATGTCGGGTGCTTTTCGACGAAGCGCGCCGCCGCTTCATAGTCGCGAAATTCCGCGCCAGGGATGATCTTCATTCCGGCCGACTTCATCGCCTGCTGCCCGATACGCCGGTCGAGCTCGAGCTCGGATGCTTCGGGCGATGGTCCGAACACCGGGTAACCGATCTTCCGGTACGGCTCGAGGAGGTCGGTGTAATGCGCGTTGTCGGTAACAAAAATCAGATCGGCCCATCCGAGGTAGCGCGTGCGCAACTGATCGAAGTCGACGAGCCGCGGGACGATGCCTTTGCCGGCAAGCTGCACCGAGCGATCCTTGTTTTTCTTCGCGTACCACATGACGTCGTGGCCGGCCCATTGCGCGCGCATACCGAAGTCGAGCGCGTTGCTGCCGGCATCCACGATCAGCACCTTCATTGCGGCGGCGGCGAAAGCTGATTCGCCGCACCTTGCACGGCGATGCCGAGCGGCGGCCCACGATCGCCCATGCGCCCGACGGCGCCCGAACCTGCATTGAGCATGCGCGCGACGAGCGACTTGAAGAGCTCGCTGCGATCGGCCATCCATACGGCGATGTTCTTCGGATTCATCGAAAGCACGCCGAGGCCGACCGGGTTCTTATTCGCGGACACGATGACGCGCCGCTCGACCAAGGGGAGCGCTTGCAGGAGCTTGGAATCTTCGGCGTTGAGCGGGGAGACTTCCGGCACCGCTTTCGCAATCTCCTCCTTCAGCCCGCGCGCGAGCGCCTTCTGCGCTTCGGTTTCCGCGCTGCCGAGCTCGCCATATTTGCCCTTGAGCTGCGTGTAGGTGCCCTGCTTCAACTGTTGCGCCGTCTTGACCGGAATATCCTTGCCGGTGAGCAGCGGGTGATTCATGAAGTTGTCCCATGTCTTTTGGATCGTCGCGAGGTCGGCATGGGGATCGACCTGCTTCTCGAATTTCACCAGCGCATCATGGAGTCGCGCAGCAACGCGGCCCTTATCGATCGTCGCCGGCGACGCTTCGATCAGCCGCGAGATAGCCGAATTCTTGTCGTCGATCATGCCGTGCAGTTTTTCGAGGCCGCCCGGCGTGACGTTGATCCCTTTTTCGAGCAAGGTATCGATCGCCGGCTCGGCCTGCTTCCCGAAGCGCAGACCCGGCTTGAGTGCGCTGTGCATCATGCGTTCGGCGCCTGCGCGCAGCGCTCCCGACGCGCCTTCGGCGGCAGGACCGGCACCAGCACCGGCGAGAAGCGGCGCCTGCTCGATCGCGCCCTTCACGCCGTAGCCGAGTGCCGCGCGCAGCGGTCCCGACGTTTGCGGCGGTGCAGCAAGCCGTTCCGCCCCGCCCGCGATCGCATTGATGCCACGCCCGAGCAGCGCGAGCGGGTTGTAGCGCTCGATCGCGCGGCCGGTTTCCGTCTGCGGCGTGTAGGCTCCGGCGGTTGCGACGGATCGCTTGACGGCCGTCGGATCAATGTTCGGCGGACGATCGATCAAGCCTGCCGAATGCGCCGCCATTCCACCTAGCCCAAGGCCGACGGCGCCGAGCCCTGCGACATCGGACAGCGGGCCCATGACGGCACCGCGGGCGATGTTGTATGCCGACCCGCCAACGTCTTTTGCGACGCCGAGGACGCCGCCGCCTTTTTCAGGCGCCGCTTGCCCTAGAGAAGATGACTTCGGCGCTGCGAGCCATTCGGCCGGGACGTCGCGCCCGTTCGCCTTCAGCTTTTGCGCGAGATCGGCCCGCGACGTGCCATCGGGCACGTTCGCAACGGTCGTCCCGTCGGGCAGGCGCACGTCCATGTGCTATTTCAGGTCGCTCCAATCGACCACCTTCGGCGCGGCGGCGGCGGCACCGGGCGACGAATCCGGCGACTTCCCGCCTTCGCCGCGCAGCGTTTTCGCAAGGCCGGTGCGCTGTTTTTCCATCGCGCCGATGCGATTTTTCGAGTCCTGCAGGATGCGATCGATGACGCGGTTCGTCTGATCGAGCGACAGCGTGCCGTCGACCACGCCCTCCATCTCGTGCCGCGCGGTATCGGTCAGTTGGCCGACGAGCCGCGGGTTATTCAGCACGCGCGCGGCTTCCGTCTGCACGAAGCGCATTTGAGCGAGGAATTCCGCAACGTCGGCATCGCCGGTGACGTTCTGGCCGAGCCAGTTGAGCGTCTTGTTGGCGTAGCGGGTATCCGTCTTGGCGACCTTCGCGGCGAGCGTTTTCAGGATCCCGGCGTTCGTGTCGAGCATGTCCGCGAACGGACGGATCGCCGTCAAGTCCTTGGTGATGTTGTTGAGCGCGAGGCTATTCGCGTGGAATTCGGCGCGCGCACCGGGTACCTGGCCGAACTCCCCGCCCTCTTCCTTTTCGATCTGGCCGGCGCGATCGAGGATGGCGCGCTTGGACCCGGAGTCGAAGCCGAGCGATGGCATCCGGCCGTCTTTCAGGTATTGGCGCGCGGCGAGCTCAACGCCTTCGGGCGTAAGGCCGATCGGCGGCGCGCCAGCGCCTCGACGCCCTGCGGTGTCTTTCGGTTGCTCCAAACGATCTTCGCGCCTCTCTAGACGTCCTTCGCGCGCCTCTGCCTGCTCTGCGACTCGTTTTTCGCGCGCCTCTCGCAATTTGGCGTTGCGGAACGCGATCACCTCGCGGGCGATGCGCGATTGCTCGGTAAACTGGGTGATCGCGCTCTTGTTCATCTGCTCCCACACCGGCAGCATCGCGAGCGCAGTCTTTCCCGCCTCTTCCGGCGTCATCCCTTGCTTGACCAGCTTGCCGGCCTCCTCCATCGGATTGATGATCCGCGCGGGGATCATGCCGCCATCTCCCTGATCGCCTGCGCCTGGTGGCCCCATACCGGGCGGCGACGGGATGCCGCTTGCGTCTGCCCCTCCTTGCGCCGGTGCAGGCGCCGGACCGCCGAGTGCCGGCGGTGCCGCCGGGCTCGGACGCCAGCCGGACGGCGGTGGTTGAACGCCGATCGCCGCCTTCTGGCCGCCACGGTCGAGCGCTCGCATCATCGCCAACGCGGCCTGTGGGCTCGGTGCCGTGCCAGTCATGGTGCCCGGCGGGAAATTGCCGGCAATCCACGGTGGCGGACCCGCCATCGGCGCGCCCATCGGCGGCGCTGGCGCGGGCGCCGCGGCGGTCTGCACGTTCGCCGGTCCGGGTTGCTGTCCGGGTGGCATCAGCGGCAGCGATGATGCGCCCGGAGCCGGCGCCTGCGGCATC